TTTGCAAACCCAAGCTGGAACATCCACGTTTCGCATCGCTGAGCTAATTTTCCAAGATCGAGAAGTTAAAAAGCTTGGCATGGAGCAAAGAGCGGTATTGGATTATGTGCGCTCTGTGAATCCAGACTTGGTTGGCAATGCCGAGTCTGCGCTTCTCACTGAATATATCCCACCCAAAGCTTTTAGCCGCGTTTTAAAGAAAGTTAATGACGCAACAGGCTTGACTTTGGACGAAACAAAACTTTCGCGCCAATACAAAATCTGTATTGATAAACTAGCTGTTAATTTATCTAATTCTCGCTTCGTGACCATCATGAATAATTATCTATCTCAAAAAGACCGTGTTCTTTTTGAAGAAGAGTTTATTCGTTTGACTTGGGACAAGCCAGACCTCTCTTCTGACGAATTAAATCTTTACATGAATGTTTGCAAAGAAATCATCAACTTGGAAGTCATCGGCAAACATTTAAACAAACTTAATGAACAGTTTGATGAGATCAATGATCAAGAAGATATGACTGTTCGTTTGGCCGAAATCATCAAGGCTAAGTCTAGCGAATATCACCAATGCGAAGGGCGCATTGAAAACTTGACAAAAAAGCTGCAAGGTGATCGCGCCGAAAGAATGAAAAATAAATACAAGGAAAACGCATCAATTATTTCCTTGGTTCAATTATTTCAAGACGAAGAAGAGCGCAAGAACATGGTGAAAATCGCAGAGATGCAAAAGAAGATGGTGAGCGAAGAAGCAAACCGCTTAGAAAGCATGGGAGAGTGGAAAGCGCGTGTCCTGGGAATTAGTAAAGAAGATGTCATTTAATTGTTTAGAATGTCAACAAGAGTTCGATAGCGAACGCAGTCTTCATGCTCACATTAAAAAGCATGATATGTTCTTGCATGATTATTATGTAAAGCATTTTAGGCGCAAAGACTTGCTCACTGGAGATTTGCTGCCTTTTAAAAACAAAGAGCAGTATTTTCAAACTTACTTTCTCAATAGTGAGAATCAGGATGAGTTTTTTAATAAACAGTATCCAAAAGATTTGGGAACTTGCATGATCTTATTAGACATGCTATGCTCCAAATCAAAAGAGGGTTTAGCTCCGTGTGAAGTTATATTGAACAGTTATGGTGCGCCAAAAATTTCGGTTTTTAAAAAGTTTTTTGGCAGCTACTCCGCAGCAGCAGAAAGCTGCGGCTCAAAATTAATGTTTAGCGGCAAGTTTCCCAAGGAATGTTTGGCCAATCCAAATCCAAAAATTTTTATTGATACGCGAGAGCAGCAACCGCTTTCTTTTCCCAATCAAGAAGTGATGAAGCTGGATTTGGGCGATTATGGTGTTGAGCCAAAGTATTTTAATTATACTTTTGTGGATAGGAAATCAGAATCGGATTTTAAATCTACCCTTAGCGAAGAGAATTTGGAAAGATTCAAGCGAGAACTCTCGCGTGCGCGTGAGCAGGAATCTTACATCTTTGTGGTGGTTGAAAGCGATTTTCAACAAATCGAAAAAAATAATGGCAAAAACTCTCATAAAAGCAATCTTGCTTACATCTACCATAATATGAGAGCTTTGCAAATAGAATTTAGAGATTGCTGTCAATTCATCATGACTAGCAACAGAAAAAATAGTGAAAAACTGATTCCATTGCTTCTGGTTCATGGTAAAAAACTTTGGAACGTGGACTTGCAATTTTATATTAACGGAGGATTATTAAATGGCTTGGATTGAAGGAAATCAAAAAAGGCGCAAACACTTTTTGAATATTAATCAAGAGATTCTTGATTCCAAAGATTTCTTGGAAGAAAGAGAGGCCAAAATTCTTTTATATAAATTCTTAAAAGAGAACCCTTCTTTTACTTGTGAATTGCTAACAGGCATTAAACTCTTTCCGTTTCAGCACATGGCAATCAAAGCCATGATGCTTACAGATTACTTTTTGGGCGTGTGGAGCCGTGGTCAGAGTAAAAGCTTCACAACTGGCTTGTTTGCTGCTTTAGACGCTGTTCTGCACCAAGGAGTGCATATTGGCATCATTTCCAAAAGCTTTCGTCAAAGCCGCATGATCTTCAATAAAATTGAAGACATTATGAAAACGCCAAAAGCCTCTATGTTTGCAGAGGCAGTTACAAGAGTTTCTAAAACCAACGATCAATGGGTTATGGAAATCGGCAGAAGCAAAATCACTGCGCTGCCTCTTGGCGATGGCGAAAAGCTTCGCGGCTTTCGCTTCCAAAGAATGATTATTGATGAGTTTTTGCTCATGCCCGAAAGAATCTATAATGAAGTTATTGTGCCGTTCCTTTCTGTCGTGGAAAATCCCACAGAGCGCCAAGAAATCTATAACTTGGAAACGCAAATGATTGAAGCGGGAAAGATGACTGAAGATGAAAGAACTCAATGGCCAAATAATAAAATCATTGGACTCTCTTCTGCTTCTTATAAATTCGAGTATTTATATAAATTATATCAGCAATATGAACACTTAATTCTCAATCCTGAGAAAAGCGACGTTGCGCACCGAGTCATCATGCATTTAAGTTACGATTGCGCCCCAACACAATTGTATGACCAATCTTTGATTCAGCAAGCAAAATCAACCATGAGCCAGTCTCAGTTTGATCGAGAGTTTGGTTCCATATTCACTGATGATTCAAGCGGATACTTTAAAGTGAGTAAAATGGCAGCTTGCACAATTGAAGATGGTCAAGGACAGTGTGTGGAAGTTGCTGGAGAACCAAATGATGAATATATTTTATCTTTTGACCCTTCTTGGTCGGAAAGCGAAAGCTCTGACGACTTTGGTATGCATGTGATCAAATTGAATAAAGAAAAACGCACGGGAACAGTTGTTCATAGTTATGCGATTTCAGGCACAAGACTCAAAGATCATATTTTTTATTTTTATTATCTCTTGACTAACTTCAATATTGTTTGCATAGTTGGTGACTATAATGGCGGCGTTCAATTTTTAAATGCTTGCAATGAGAGCGACTTGTTCAAAACCAATAATTTAAAGATTGATTGTTTTGATGCTGATTTTGATGATGTGCAAAACTATAATGGTTCCTTAAAGGAAGCTAGGAATCAATACAATATAACGGCTAAAAAAATCTGTCACCTTCGCCGCCCTACTTCACAATGGATTCGATTTGCAAACGAATTGCTGCAATCTTCTTTCGACCATAAAAAGATATGGTTTGCTGGTAGCGCAATCAATGACGATTATCAACGTCAAAGAGGCAAAAGCATTCCCATTGATCAAATCAAATTTTTGAGAGTGGCAGATGCAGACGAGAAGAACGCAGCGGCCAAAATGATTGATTTCATTGAGCATCAAAAAGATATGATTGATCTCACGAAAGCTCAATGCGCGCTCATTCAAGTATCCACAACATCTCAAGGTACTCAATCCTTTGACTTGCCGCAAAATCTAAAAAGACAAAACGGCGCAGATAAAGCTCGTCGCGACTCTTATTCTGCATTGGTTTTGGGCAATTGGATGGTTCAGACTTATTTTGACATGATGAATTTCCAAGCTGACGATACAGAAGCAACATTTGTTCCGTTTTTTGTTTAAAGTAACTTTCAAAGTAGGATTTTGAAGAATTGCGTGTAATATAAATTAATGTCTCGACGCCCCTATAATAAGAAATCCGAATATTGGAAAAAGTTTGATCAAAAGTCCATTCCAAACTTTCAATCAACAATTAATGCGAACATTGATCCTGTTTTGGCTGGAGAACCTTTTTACACATCGGATGCTTCAACCATTCAATTTGCCAAGGCTTCAAGAGAGGGTTTGACCCGAACAGAGGCAACTTCTTCCAGAGTTAATCGCGCTGCGCTCGCTCCAGTTTTTGATCGCTACAGCAGCATTCGCGCTGGCATGTTGCCATACAGTTTTTCCAACGATGGTGTTTATATTCGTGAAGCAATTGAGCTTTGCCAGAAAGCTTATGCTAATGTTCCTATTTTCCGTAATGCTATTGATTTAATGTCGGAGTTCTCGAATGGCGAAATCTTTTTTGAGGGCGGCACTGAAAAATCTAGAGACTTCTTTTACCGCTGGATGCGCAAAATCCGCGTGTGGGATTTAAAAGATCAGTTTTTCCGCGAATACTATCGCAGCGGTAATATTTTTATTTACAGACTTGATGGTAAATTTGACTTGGAAGATTTTAAAAAGCTTTCCACAATGTATGCCGCCGAGGGCGGAGTTGTGGAAAATAAAATCCCGCTCAAGTATATTCTTTTAAACCCGTTTGATATTGTTGCCAAGCGAGTAACCACTTTTAACGCAACAAGTTATGAAAAAGTGCTTTCCGAATATGACTTGGAAAGATTACGCCATCCACAAAGCGAAGAAGACATGGAATTGCTAAATTCTTTTTCCGAGGAAGATCGCAAAAATATTAACAAGGGAGGTTTTGCCAAAAATGGATTAAAAATTAAAATAAACCCAGAAAAACTACATTTCTCATTCTATAAAAAACAAGATTATGAACCTTTCGCTATTCCTTTTGGTTTTCCTGTTCTTCAAGACATCAATGCCAAGCTTGAACTCAAGAAAATGGATCAAGCAATTACGCGAACCGTTGAGAATGTCATACTACTTATCACAATGGGCGCACCTCCCGACAAAGGAGGAATCAACCATCACAACCTCAAAGCGATGCAAGACCTCTTCCGAAACGAATCCGTTGGAAGAGTGCTCATCTCAGACTATACAACAAAAGCTGAGTTCGTTATTCCAGACCTTAATAAAGTTCTTGGGCCAGCCAAGTATGAAACACTAAACAAAGATATTGAACAAGGCTTGCAAAACATCTTCTTTGGAGATGATAAGTATGGCAATATTGCTACCAAAATTGATATGTTTGTTGACCGATTGAAGGAAAGCAGACAAGCGTTTTTAAATGAATTTCTGCAACCAGAAATCAAGAGAATTGCAAAAGCTCTTGGTTTCCGCTCTTATCCCGAAGCGCGTTTTAAAGAAATTGACTTTAAAGACAATACTCAGCTTCTTCGCGTCACCACACGCCTCATGGAACTTGGAGTTATTACTCCACAACAAGGTCTTACAGTGTTTAACACTGGTAGATTTCCACAAGCCGAAGAGATTGCTCCTGCCCAACAGACTTTTGTTGATGATCGTGAAAAAGGCTATTACAATCCGCTCGTCGGCGGCGTTCCAGTGATTCCTAGCGCTGATGGAGAAACCAATCAGACTCCTAAATCTGCTGGTCGTCCACAAGGAGCCATCACAGAGGCAAATTTTTCTCGCAAAAATATTCAAGAACTGGTTTATCAAATTGAGGCTTTTGAAAGCAATATTAAAGCCAAAGCTAAAGAAAACATGGGTGTCAAAAAACTCTCCAAGCAGCAAATCAATGCCATTGAAGAGCTTTGCCAAAAAGTAATTTGCGCTCATGAAAAAAATGATTGGGAAAATAAAGCCTTGGAATGTGTAAAAGATTTTAATGCAATAGAGTCGTTGGGTCTTATTGATTTAGTTTATGAGATTGCCGCAAGTTACAAATTAGATTTTTATTCAGCAGCCATTCTACACCATAGCCGCATCCATGAGTCCTAACGAAGTTCCCATTCCTCTCGAAAAAACCGTTACCATCAACGGTTCAACAATCGAAATCTCTATTGCTGAAAAAAAGATGAGCGATAAGGAAAAAGCTTCCTATCAGAAATTCATGGCCAAATGCATTTCTGAAAGCTCTGGTAAAACAGACAAGGAAGCTGCCATGTCTTGCGCTGTTACATTTGAAAGAATGAAAGAAAAGATCATGGCCGAAGATGATCTCGAAGACGTTGAAAAAGAAGACGTTGAAGAAGAAGAAGAAGAAGAGGAGGACAAAGAGGAAGATGATGAAGAGTTGCAAAAGTCCGAATCCGCTGCAAAAAAGCAGAAAAAAATGCAATATCGCGAAAAATCTAAAACCCCATTTAATTCTGTTCAGATCATTACTGTGGAACAGCTTCGTAAATGGGAAATGCACGAAAAAAACGAAACGAGAGAAGATGAATTAAAAGAAACCAAAGAAGCTTGGAGAAACACTGTAGATTTATAAAATGAATTTTAAATATCAAGCCCACTTCGACATTCCTATTCGTCAGTGTAAAATTGGCGAAAATTCTTTTATTTCAACAGCCTCCTTGGAAAATTTAAAAAATCTTTTGCCTAGCCAAAATATTGATTTGGGTAAAAATATTGATTTAATGGGAGTAGCATTTGATGCTGCTGTTGTTAATCAATTTAATCGTAATGACGATGGTATTGATTCTGAAACCGCTGTTCAAATTGCCCCTTATTTTATTCATAAGCCAACAAACATTGAACACAATAAAAAACAAATTGTTGGCCACATTGTTTCGGCTGGATTTAATTCTTGGGGCGACAATATCCCCATGACTAATCAAGAAGTAGCTGGCACGAATGGATTAGTTAATTTGGCTCTTGGTGCGGTCATTTACAAGCTTGTTGACCCTAAATTCACTGATTTGATTCATCAGTCCACAAACGAAGGAAGCAATTTATTTAATACGGTTTCCGCAAGTTGGGAGCTTGGTTTTAATGAATATGTATTGGCTGTGGGCAGCACGAATCTAAAAGAAGCAGAAATCATCTCTAACCCAAGACATATCGAGGAGCTAAAGGGAAATCTTCGCGCTTATGGTGGCAGTGGCAAAACCAAAGACGGTTCTAAAATTTATCGCTTAGTCAAAGGAAATGTTTATCCTTTGGGCATTGGATTTACTTCAAATCCTGCTGCTAATGTCAAAGGCTTATTGCTAGATAATGGCAGTCTTCCAGAAGAAAACGTTTCATTCAAAGACCCGCGTGATAAAAAAGTATTTGCTGTAAATACAGAAAATATTTCCCAATTCAAAATAAAAGATGTAAACACTAAAAAATCTATGGATTTAGAAACATTCCTTTCAGAACTTAAAGCTTCTCTTACAGAGAAGAAATTTTCGGAAGAAGCTATCGCTGGCATGACTAGCACTTTTGCCGATGCAATTCGTCAAAAAGACGATGAGTATCGCGCTGCTAAGGCCGAGAAAGAAGCTTCCGAAACCAAGGCCAAAGAACTATTGGCTTCTGTCGAAACCCTTCAAAAAGAACTTGCTGATACAAAAGTCAAGCTCCAAGAAATTGAAGCCACTCAAGAAGCTGAAAAAGCTTTGGCTCGTTTCAATGTTCGCATGGCCAGCATTGATGAGGTTTATGCTCTTGAAGACGAAGATCGCAAAGTTATCGCTTCTGAACTTCAAGAAGTTGGCGCTGCTGATGAAGCTTTCGCCGCTTATCAAGAAAAACTCGCTGTTGTGCTCAAGCACAAGAACAAAGAGATTCTTGCTCGCATCGCCGAAGAAACTGAGGCCAAGATCGCTGCCGAAGTTGAGAAGCGCCTCACTGAACTCAATAAATCCACAGCCTCCACAAAAACCGAAGCTGAACTCGCAGAAGAAGCTCTTGAAAAAGCCAAGGCTTCTGGCGAAACTATTCCCAATAACAATGGTGAAACTTCACAAGAAAATAAGAGCTTTAAGGAAAAATTTGCCTCTGCATTTTCTCGCGAAAACATTTTAATTTCTTAATTTAACTACCCAATATGGCTACCAGACTACTCCCATTCCGTCAATATGATGACAACGATGTTGTCAATATTTATGCACTTGTAGATGCTGCCGTCAACGACAATGTAACTGGCGTTGGCAGTGGTGATGCAGGTGTGTTCGTTAAAGTTGCCAGCGGCAACTTCGACCTCGATCCCGTCTCTTACGCTTCAAACAGCTATCTCGGCAAAACCGACTATCCGTTTGTTGGCGCTAACAGCTACCCTTCCGTCAACCTCAAGGTGACCCCTGCCGCTTCTGGCGACACCACAAACTGCCTTGGCATCACTCTTCGCCAAACTGCTAAGTTCGACGAAAACGGTGAAAAACTTCTTTACTATCGCCAAAAGGCCGAAGAGCTTATGTGCGTGCTTCCTGGACAATCTGTTCCAGTTGCAACTCGCGGCATCTTCTCTCTTGGCAAGAACGCTTTCGGCGGTGGCACTGTCACTGGCAACAACCTCTATGTCGGCAGCGGCGTCAAGCTCTCCGCTACACAAGGTAACATCACTGGCTGCGTGCATAGTGACGCAGGCAAAATCGGTATCGTTCTCGGTACTGGAACCCGCACTTCCCAAAATACCACAGACGCATTCGCTGGCGATTTCGTCCTGATCGGTCTTCGCATGTAATCTTAACAACGGAGGAAACAATTTAATATGAAAATCTCTCTCAAAAGAACTCCAGAACAAGTCGAACTAATCAAGGCTATGGCTTCTCGCAACCGTCAGGTTGCTTATGAAGCTCAAGTAGCTCTTGCCGAGTTCATTGGCCCCGTTCTAGCCGAAGTCATCAACAACGCTCCAACCCTTAGTAACCTGTTTACTCAGTTGCAGTTCAACGCTGATGACAATCCTTCCATCCCGCTTGACCTCTACTATGATATTTCCGACGAGGATTATATCACTGTTTACAGCCAAAGCGCTGCTGGTGGTCTTCCACAAAACCAAGTGCTTCCGACTGTTTCGGAAATGAAGATTGCTACCTATACTCTCGACTCTGCTCTCAGCTTTGATCGTCGCTATGCAGCCAAGAGCCGCATGGACGTAGTTAGCAAAACCTTCACCCGCATGGCACAAGAAATCCTTCTAAAGCAGGAGCGCACCAGCGCCAACCTTCTTATGACCGCTCTTGTGAACGCCACCACAAATGGCTTGGCTCACGTTATCGAGTCCACAACCGCTGGAACCTTCTTGCTTCAAGACCTTAATAACCTCATCACTCGCGCTCGCCGCATCAACACCTCCTTCTCTAAGGGTACTCCAGAAGGCGCTGCTAATGCTCGCGGCATCACTGACCTCATCATCTCTCCAGAAGTTGAGAACAGCGTCCGCGCAATGGCCTATAACCCAATCAACACCAAAGGTGCTGCTGGTGCTGCTCTAGGAGGCTCTGACTACCGTTCCAACGGCATCGCTGCTCCTGATGAAATGCGCATGGCTCTCTACAACGCCGCTGGCTTGCCTGAGTTCTATGGTATCTCTATGATGGTTATCAACGAGCTTGGTGCTAACCAAAAGTATAATGACATTTATACTGCTGTTGGTGGTTCTTTTAGCGGTAGCCGCACTGAAATTGCTGTTGCTCTTGACCGTAGCCGCGAGTCTCTCATTCGCGCTACTGCAATTGACAGCGATAGCGGTTCTGAGTTCAGCCTCATTGCTGATGACCAATACAGCATCCGCCAAAACAAGATTGGTTACTTCGGTTCCCTTGAAGAAGGTCGCTTGGTTCTTGACAACCGCGCCCTATTCGGCATCGAAATCTAATCGAGCAGAAATTACGGGGTCGTCCGAAAGGACGACCCCTTTTTTGTTTACTTTTCAAAGTTTAACTGTATTATAATGTATGAACCTAAAAGACGAACTCAATAATCTTGAGCATATTAACGGAAAAGAACGTAAGGAAAAAATTCTCAAACTTGAGAAAATCCTTGGAGTGCAAGAAGTTAATCCATTTAAAACAACTGATACTGAAGTCTTTAACGAACGCTTGGCTGAAATGAATTATGCTGAAATGCAAGCTTTGGCCATGCGTGTTGGCCTTAGCCCATATCTTCAAAAACCACAATTAAAGAAAGCTCTGGCTAAACAATTCCGAAGCTACAATTTAAATGCCACTGGCAAGCTATTGCCGCTTTCCACCAATTCAATTAAGCTAGACCCAAAGAATCCAGACCATCAAAAAGCAATTAAAATTTTAGGAGATTTTTAATGAGTGTATATTCTGATTTGGCCCACGAAGTTTTCTCTGTTGAATTTGGTTCTGAAACAGGAACAACCACGTTCACTCAAATTAGTGGGTGGTTTTCCACTAATTTAGGACTACTTAATAACCTTCTCTATACAAGCTTTAGCGGCTCTGATCCGTCTCTAGGAGAAGAAGAGAAGGCTATTTTTAAAGAGCTTTATTTAAGCAATTTTTATACCCGTCAAGCGCGAAATGCTTTGCGCGGTATTTTAGCTTCTAGCAACAACGGAGACAACATCTTATCTGTTTCTGACGGCGACAACTCTATTACTTTTGTCAACCGTAATGAAGTGAGCAAAGTTTACCGTGGCCTAGCAACAGACTCTCAAGCCAAGCTCAAAGAGCTTGTTTTCTCTTACAATAGCTACAAGGCTGAGCCTCGACAACTTGGCGGCATTGAAGCTGGCTATCAATCTGGCAGCGGATACTATTACGGAGTGCCGTATCCATACTATCCTGGCGGCTACCTATAAAACGAATATTAAAAGCGTAAACAAAAAACCCTCGCTCCTTTTGGGAGCGAGGGTTTATTTTATTTAGTATTAGAACGCTCTAGCAGAGGCACCAGAGAAGTAGATGCCGTGAACAAGGTCGTTCGGGCCACCAATTTGAGTGGAGAAGCTAAGGTCAACACTCTTGTTAGAGCCAATGTCAGAAGAATAGCTTTCGCTATCAAGACGAGCGGCCTTGAAGGTATATTTAACAGCAGGAGTAGAAGTGCCAGGGGCGTTGATGGTAAGAGTAATATCTCTTTCAGCGCCGTCATCAATCATATCTGCAAGGTTACGGGCTTGAACTTCATTTACAAGAGCATTGACACTCATTGTAGCGGTTACAGGGAAGTCGGTCACGCGGGCGAACGCGAAACGGCTACCAAGGCGCTCAATTGGAGTGCGGCTCATTGGAAGAGACAAGCTAACGCTTTGGATATTGATGGCGTCAGAAGAACCGTCAACTGTTGAAGTTGGGGTACCGCCAGTGCCAGTGAATCCGCCGAAGCTAAGAGTAATATCGCCAGGACGAAGAGCGGTTACGCCATCACCTGTGGTTGGGAGAGGAAGCTTAACATAGTCACCTGTGCCAGTGAAAAGCTTGGTTCCGAGAGCAGGGTTAATAGCTGGAGTATTAAAGCCTGTCAAGGTGCCATTAACAGTGTAGGAAGAAGCATTAAAGCCAAGACCTTCAACAGAAACAGAGATGGTTGGAAGGTCGCCTACAGCAGCATTAACAGTATAGTCAGTGATGAAGCCGTTACCAATGCCAATAACTCCCTTGCCACTAAGAGCAGTTGCTGGAGTATTGTTGTAGTTAAGGTCAACGCCTTCGGAATCAGTGACGATATAGAAGTTGAGGCCAGAGGAGCTAACCATTTGACCAGAGGCAAAGTTACCTTCGGTAGTTGGGCCAGCAGAGCCACCAGTTCCTTGCATATAGAAACCAAGAGCAGATTCATTGAATCCATCAGCTAGGTAATATGAAAAGTCTAGGCTTACAGTTGGAGATTGAAGCACAAGAGCGTCAATACGAGCAAGCTGCCCGAATTGGTTTACGTCTTGGCGAGTGATCTCAAAGCTATAATTTGCGCTTTGAACACGCTTTAGCTGCTTGTGTTCCGCAGCAGTTTTAGATTGGAGTCCGCTGCTTACAAACAGCCCTTCAGATTGATAGATTACGCGATTTCTTGCCATAAAAGAAAGTTTAATTGATTTACATTTAAAAGTCCTAAATGAGAACTAGATTCTAGGGTATCTCATTATTGAGACATTAAAATCAATGAATCCCACATACAAATCATTGACCAGAGACTTGCGCGGTTTATCGCCAAGTTTGGACGTTCTCACCTTTTCAATAAAGTATTTATTATTGTTCTGGTATTGAGTCTTTAAAGACTGGTAGTTATAATAGCCGCTTTTTAAATCGCCATATTCTGTATATGGGTAATCACTAAAAGGAACGTCAACAATGCTTTCATTTCTAGAATCAGCGAATATGGACAAAACACCGTCTAATTGATAAGTATTTTCCGCAATCACAAGAGCATTTAAATTAGTTGTTGTTTGATCCATGCCCCCAAAAGCAAACGGCTTGTTTTCAACAGAAGCATTACAAATGTAAATTGCGGGAACAACTTGGTCGTATGGCTGGATGTATGTTTTAGTTAAATCAGTGCCAATTTGGCTTTGAGGAATGAATTTATTCTCTACCAACAAGTCTTCCTCTGTTTCATTGCTATAATAAACATTAAAATCTTTAACGGCAAAAGCTCCAGTAACCGTTGCTCCTGTTGAAGCGCCACTGATTAATGCTCGGCCATTCTCAAAATCGAGAATTCTTGGGCTAGTTGAATTATCTGCTCCTGTTACGCGACCAGAAAACGCTCCATTAATAAAAACACCAGAAGGAATTGTTGCTCCTGAAATGGAGTAGTCAGAAACCCATTGTTTATAAGGACTTCCAAAAATCTTGTATGTGCTAGGGACTCTTTCATCTTCGTAGTAATAAAATTTTCCTGTGGTATTTGTATATGCTTGCCCCTTGGTTAGCAAATAATTATCGAACCATAGAACAAAAGACGATGCGAGTTGATGTTGGAATTGGGGAATCATAGAATGCCCGTAAAAACTACGGCGTTATTAATTTGCTGAAACTTTTTGGCATATTTGGCAATTAAAGCGGAAATGTATGAGGTATTTTTAAACTTACCTTTTCTAATTACACTTTCTGCTTGAATACCAGCATTGGATCGGCTGGCATTTGCGTCAATATTTAAATAATAGCCAAAACCAGATATTCCTCGCTCAATTCCCTCTGCCCAAGAACGCCCGCTTGCCCAAGGCATAGGAGTAGCAGAAAAAATATCATCCTTGGAAGGAATCACTATTTTTACCAAGAAGCCTGAATCAGTATCGCTTGGGTATTCTATTCTACTTGATTGCAGCAAATCAATAATTGGTTCTAGTGGCGAATCACCTTCATTAAAACCAATAAAGGAAAACAAATTTCCATAACCGCCAAGAGTATCGCTGGTGTTTTCTGCACTAGGGCCATCTAGAATTTCCACTGAAACTGGATGAGACATGAACTCATCAAGCATTTCTTTTTTGATTTTTTCAAAAGCTGATGTTATTCTTGACTGAAAAGCTTTTTTATTTTGCTTAACAACAGCGCGAACAACGAACTGCGAAAGTTCTTTGGCAAATGTTTTAATAGAAGCTTTTTTTGCCATTATTCGTCCATTGGAATTAAAATAAACTCGTAGTATTGCGGGCCAAACATGCCCAAGGGCTTACCATCGCTTTTAATAGAAAAACGCCGCCCATCAAGCTCAACTCTCTTTGCTTCACGCACATATTCGTAGCCCTCTAGATTAACTTTAATCTTGACTGTTCCAGCAGGAAGAATAATCTTGTCTTGGCCAGCAGAAAAACTAGAGTTTGTTGAAGATGAGTCTCTTAGAAGCTCTTCGTTCATTTCAACATATTTAATTCGAGCTTGAAAAGTTTGCGAAACTTCAGTTGTTTGAGAATTTGATGATTGCTGGCGATAAAGAGCATTATAAGTTGGCGAAGAAGCGATGGTTGTTCTTTGGCCAATTTTAAATACTGTGATCTCGCGAGCAAAAGTATCGTGGATTTGATCAATGATTGATTTGATATTGGTTTTTTGGTTTTCTGATAAAAATCCAGCCATATTATTTATTTTTACACTTTTAGTTTTATTATAGATAGGTATAAGGCTATGAACGCAAAAAAAATCTTATCTCGTCGTTATAACGACAATACAACAAATCTCTTTAAACAATTTTTAAGGATCATTGAAGAATTAAAAAGAGATCATGACGACGCATATAAGAAATTGCGCGAAAATCTACCATCTGAATTTGCCGCTATTTTAAATCTTGGCGACTATTTTGATGATGGTAAAATGGCCTATATCCGAAAAAAGATTCTGGACTTGGGCAACGAAACAATGCGTTCCTCAGATTCAGAACTAAATAATTTTACTGTAAGTTTTGTTTTTAAAGATTAATATATAACAAGGAATATGGAATTCAAAGACATCTACAATTTTACTGTTTATGAAACAGTCGAGAAACCTGTTGAGTCCGTCTCAAAGGACGAACAAGGCAACGAAGTAAAGGTAACCAAAAAAGTAAGCGAGAAATCTCCTATTAAGGTGTTTCTTAAAAAGCCTTCTCGTCGTCAAATCGAAGAAGCTGACTTGGAATATAGCGTGGAAATGTCCCGCTGTGTTAAAAAGGGCGTTCTCACCAAAGCCATGCTTGTCAAGAAGTATTCTGACACTGGTGGTTTGATGAGTGAAACAGAGGCGAAGACTCTCTATCAGAACTATCAAAGACTCTTGGAGTTGCAGAGAGAATACACTGAAAACGAAACCGTCAACAAGACAGACGAAAATCGCAAAAAGAAAACCGAAGCTCTTTCTCTTGAAATGGCGCAGGTTCGCGATCAGATTGTTAAGACCGAAATGGCTTATCAGTCTCTTTTCGACCACACTGCCGACATGAAGGCACAGAATCGTCTTCTTATGTGGTATATCATCAACCTTACTTACTTTCAAAAAGAAGGCCAAGATAAACCACAGCCATATTTTAGCGGCGAAGATTTTGAAGATCGTCTTGAAGACTACTATAAGAAAGAAGAGCAGGAAGACCCTCTGTATTTTGAAATCGCTCGCAAAATTTCTAATGTTGCCGCTTTCTGGTTTTACAATTCATCTGCGGGCAAAGAAGATTTTGATGGTCTTTTTGAAGAAAAAGGCGACGCTGAAAAATCTCCTGATTCTTCGGAAGAAGCTCCCAAAGAACAGTCGCCAAAAAAGAAAAAAGCTAAATCTTGAACGACAATCTCTACATAGAAATTGTAAACGAGATTTTTGATGGACATACACGGTTTGATTTTAAAGGTCAAACCGTGTTTTTGCGTCATTTTTGTTTGAGGGATCAGGAATATTTAAACAAAAGTTTTGAGCGCCACAAAAACCGAGCAATCTCCAAAGGCATTCAAGAAGAAAAAGATGTTCTGGCCAGATTACAGAAAGATGGCACTTGGACGTTGGAAGATGAAGGGAAAGTTTCTGAATTAGAGAGCTATATTCAAACCCTAGAAAAGACAAAATCAAAATTACCGCTACCATCTCAGCGAGAAAGCCACCAAAAACTAATTGATGAAGAAAAGGCAAAATTGCTTGAATTAAAAATTCAAAAGAAAGAACTGGTTGGCAAAACCGCTACTGAGTATGCAAACAATCGCTCTAATGAAGATTTCTTGCGAAACTTGCTGTATAAGGATGAGAATTGTAAAAGCTTATTTTTTTCAGACGATGATTTTGGAGAATTAGAAAACGATGATTTGTCATCTCTCATGAACTCTTATTACGAGATCATGAATAAGTTTTCTGACGAGAATATTCAGCACGCTGTCTTGCAAGACTGTTTTAGCTTGTATTTGAGCCATTGTGAGAAACCTTGGGATTTTTTTGCCAAACCATTAGTTAAGTTTTCGCTGTATCAATTAAAACTTGTTGCTTATGGAAGAATGTTCTTAAACATTTTCCAAAATGTTGACAAAATTCCAGATTCTATTCGCAAAGACCCTAAAGCTCTCATGGATTTTGCTGAAAGCAGCCGCAATAAAGAAAAACTCTCTAACTCTGCAAAAGACAATTCAGCAACGGCTCTTTTTGGCGCAAAGAAAGAAGATTTAGATTTTGTTGATCCAGAAGCCAAGAAAGTTTCTCTTTCAGAATTATTGAAGAAAAATAATGGACAATTAAATATGGAACAAATGATGGAAGTTATGGGACAAAAGGTGTAATAACCTTTTAAGGAATAAGGTATGGCCATTAATATCCCCGCCAATGTACAGATTCAAAACGCAAACCAAGCAGCCACCTATTTACAGGGTGTTCTTCAAGGTGCCGTTAACAATGTTCAATTTAATTTGGGCGGGGCGGGCGGCTCAAGAACATTACGCTCCTTATCTCAGCCTCTTGGCCGTTTAACTGGCCAAGCAGACGAGTTCACAAAATCTCTTGATGCTGCAAACGCTCGCGTGTTAGCTTTCGGCGCGTCTGTTGGCATTGTTAATGCGGTATCAAATGCTTTTAAAAGCCTTGTTAATTCTACAATCGAAGTAGAAAAAGCTATTACTGCTATTTCTGTTGTGGGCGATCAATTTTCTGGCAAAACAAAAGAATTAAGCCAAGGTCTTTTTAATGTTGCAAAAGTTACAGGTCAAAGTTTTAACGATGTCTCGAAGGCTGCTCTGGAGTTTTCTCGACAAGGTTTGAGTTTGGAAGATACTTTGAGCAGAACGCAAGACGCTCTTGTTCTTACTCGCTTAACAGGATTAGATGCCGCTAAAGCTGTGGACGGTTTGACGGCTTCTGTCAACGGCTTTTCCAAAGCTGGACTTTCCACAACTCAAATTTTAAATAAGCTTGCTGCTGTTGACCAAGCGTTTGCTGTTTCTGCCGCTGACTTAATTGAAGGTTTTAATCGTAGTGCGGCTGTGGCGCAAAATGCTGGAGTCTCTTTTGATGAGCTTGCTGGAATCATTACAGCTCTTCAACAAGAAACTTCTCGCGGTGGCGCAGTTATTGGTAACGCCCTTAAAACAATTTTTACTCGACTACAAGATACTAGCACCCTTAATCAATTGCAAAACCTTGGCGTGGCTGTTCAAGATTTACAAGGAAATATTCTTCCTGCTAGACAAATTTTACAAAATCTCGCTAAAGATGTAGAAGGTCTTGGACAAATCACTAAGGCTGGAATTTTTAAAGATGTAGCTGGAACATTTCAAATCAACCAATTAATCGCTCTCGTTAGCGATTTAAATAAAGAAAATAGTATTGCTGCTGCTGCAACAAGAAAAGCTGCTGGAGCAACAAATGAAGCTTTTGTTGCCAATGAAAAACTAAATCAATCTCTCGATGCTATTCTTAATAAGGTTGCAACAACTGGCAAGCAATTAGGTAGTTTGTTAGGAGAAATTGGATTAAGCGATAACCTTAAAGGTCTTTTAGATGGACTCAATTCTTTC